GTATAGGGGAATACGAATAGATACCGGCGAAATGGTAACAGGTCATGGGTTTATGATTGATAATGCCATGGAAGGAAACTATGTATATGTTTGGAGTGATAAGCGTTCAAAATGGTATAGGGTTTTTCCTGAATCGGTCGGGGAATATATCGGCTTAAAGGATAAAAACGGCAAACAGCTTTTTGAGAACGATATAATATCCTATGAAGGAATAACAGGCTTAATCCAATTTTCACATGGAATATTTGGCATTAAATGGTTTGAAGATAGTAGTGTAATGCGCGGTATGTATGGGCAGCTTCACGATTTGCGCCGTATGGACGATGGCTTTAATGAGAAAATAGAGGTTATCGGGGATATGATTCAGAACGGGGCTATAAAATGAATAGCCCAAAATATCAATTCAGAGGTAAAAGGAAAGACACCGGCGAATGGGCTTATGGTAGTTTAGTTGAACTAGAGGACGGTCAATGTATAATCTGCGTGAAAGCAAGTACAAACACCCTTCAGAGTTATACCGTTATTCCTGAAACCGTGGGTATTTATTCAGGCTTTTTGGATAATAACAACCGCAAAATATTTCAAGGTGATATAATCGTCAAGATTGGCGGTAACGATGAAAAATCAGAAATAAGGCGCGTATACACATTTGAGGTTATAAATAAAAACGGTTGTATAAAATCATTGACGGCAGACAGTTACGATTTAAGGAGAGACGGATACCCTCTTTTTCAGGAATATGAATCAATCCGCGAACTTAAAAGAGAACATCCTGAAATTGTGTTGTTTCTTGAAGTCATTGATAACGTGCATGACAATCCCGATTTACGGATATACAAAAAAAGTCCATAAGATGAGGGTTTGCCGTGGGAAAAACGACAGCGAAAACTGCAAAAAAACCAGTAAAGAAAACTACCGCAAAAACAAAAGCTAAACCCAAAACCACAAAAGCAAGCCCGAAAAACAGTAAAAAAACAAGCACGGGTAATTTAGTAAAATTTAGCAAAAACGCAGAAAAAAAAGAGGTAGACGAAAGCCTTATTATTCCCGAAAAAGTGGTAATTGACCTTAACGCTTATGATTGGGAAGGGGAAGAGCTTACAGAAAAACAGAAATTATTTGTAATTTGGTTTTCTACCCCAGGTACAGAATATTATCACAGAGCTATGAAAGCCGCCCGTAAAGCCGGTTATACCGACAATACCGCTCATGTTGCCGCCCATAAAATGCGGAATAATCCAAAAATAGATAAGTTTATAAAAAAGTTTGAGAGTACAATCGCAAAAACAAATATTACCGAAACCGCACAACGCTGGATACAGGAAAAAATAATCAGAGGCGATTACAGGGTAAAAGATTTTTATGAAACGGTTGAATATATTAATGAGAAAACCGGCGAACCTGTTAAAAAATTGGCATTAAAAAACATTGAAGATTTAAGCGATGACCAGCAGTTATGTATTGACGGCGTTGACGTAAAAGGGCAGCAGGGAACAATGATTTATACCCTGCCTGACAGGGAAAAAGTAAGGGATTCATTAATTTCATTGGTTAAAAAAATGGAAGAGAAGGACAATGACGGCGATGATGAAGATGAGGAAACAATAGAGGTAATTTTAGAGCGGCTTACTGTTAAAAAGACAATAAGGCAAGCAAAAGATGAGACAAGCCGCACGTCTGGGCTTTTTCGTTTACCGAAAAACGTAATAACGGAATTGTGATATATGGCTGAATTAAAACTATTATCGCCGGAAGGCCGGTTAGACTATGCCGATGCCTTTATAAAAGTCGATAACGCACATCTTGATTTAGATTTTTGGCAGCAAGATCATTTAAGAGACATAAGCCGGTTTTCAATAGTCCGTAAATCGCGCCGTACAGGATATTCTTTCAGTACAGCATTGAAGGGAGTTATAAAAGCCAATGACAAGGCGCGGATTAAATATACGCGGCAATTTGTATCATACAATGAGGAAGATGCGAAGGAAAAAATAAACTACGCGAAGGAATTTTATCATTCAATCCCTGCGAAGTATAAAAAGAAACTTGCCGCCGAAAATAAAACGTCAATGGAGTTTTACGATAAAGGCGGAAAAACGGTATCAAGGCTTATTTCAATTGCATGTAGAGCGCCCAGAGGACGCGGCGGCGATATAGATTTTGATGAAATGGCGATATACCCAGCCAATAAACAGAGAATGATATACACCGCCGGGTTACCGGTAATTTCCCGGGGCGGATGTATGAGTTGCGGATCCTCTCCACTAGGTATGATAGGAACATTTTATGACATTTGGACGGATATAAAAAATTATCCCGATTTTGCTAGGTTTGATGTTCCATGGTGGATCTGTTCAAAATTGTGCGTGAATGTTCCTGAAGCGGTAAAACTTGCCTCGAACATGGATACAGAGGAGCGCGTAAATATTTTTGGTACAGAGATATTAAAATCAATATTTACTGCCATGTTTCTTGAAGATTTTCAACAGGAATATGAATGTGCATTTTTGGATTTTGCCTTATCTTATATTCCCTTACAGCTTATTTATGACAATACGCCTGGAATGAGAGAGGGAGATCGCCCGCCTGAATTACAGGAAGATGAAGCGGAGGCCGTGGATGAAAACGGCATNGAAATTAAAATATACCGAACTGTTGATGATTTATTGGCATGGTATGACCCTGAAATACATGGCAGTNTATTTTTAGGTTACGATGTAGCAAGNTTCAGAGACGCATCGGTTATTTTTCTTTTTGGGAAGCGGCCAAACGGNAAAAANAGAGTTGTGGCAGAAATTGAAATGGTAAACACAAAATTCAGGATACAAAAAGAGAATATGCGGCGGATATTGCGGGTACTGCCTGTTGTGAGGGGAGTAATGGATCGTACCGGCATAGGCTTACAAATGTGTGAGGAATTGCAAGAGGAATTTGGAGAAACTAGACTAGAGGGAATGGATTTTACACCGGCAAATAAGGAATTATTGGCAATCGGGTATAAAAAGAGTTTAGAGAATAAAGAAATGTTATTGCACAATGACAAAAAATATCAGAGGCAAGTACATTCAATTAAAAAGTTATCCGGTTACGGCGGAATATCAAGATATGACAGTAACCGCGATGAAGATGGCCATGCAGATAGTTTTTGGGCTTCAGCGTTGGCAAATTTTGCAGTTATCGAGGGAGAAATCACAACATCAAATTTTTATCTGGAAAGGGCTAGTAATAAAGCAAAAAAGGAAGTACAATCATCAGAAGAAAATATACCCTCTCAAACCGCATCTATTCTGACCCCACGGCGCGGTAAATCTCTTAATCGAGTTTTGGGAGGTATCGCCCGTGCCAATCAATAGGACAGTACAGCAGCCGACACCCATAGATATACAGCGCGAAATTAAAAGAATGAACAATAGGTATGCCAATTTAGGATACCTTAAAAACACCGCAAACGCCGGTAATATCCAATCCGCGCTATATGACCCGTTACAATTACTTGAAAATAACTACGGTAGTTTAAGAACGGCAGAACGTTATCAGAATAGGTCTATAAGCGCACGGACGCTGCGCCGTATTGCCTCAAAAGCATGGATAATATCTTTATGTAAGCTAAACATTATCCGGCACATAGAGCCATTTCTTAAACCTTCCACAAATAAAAACCTGCGCGGGTTTGTTATCCTGAAAAAAGGTGAGGATATTTCAAACGCATACGGCAAGAAGTCAAAAGAGGCAACCGCCATTGAGAACTTTTTGCTTAATACCGGTTTTGAAGAGGATGATGATAGAGAGGACACATTCATAAAATACTGTACTAAAATCCTGAATGACTTTTTTGACATTGATCAAATAGCAACCGAAATACAGTATACAGCCATCGGCAAGCCCTACGCATTTTGGGCTATTGACGCGGCAACCATAGAGAAGGTACTCCCCGGACAGGTAAACCCTGACAAGTGGAAGTATATTCAAGTTATAGATCACCTGCCTTATGCGGCATACAAGAAAAACGAATTGATATTTGATTTTCAAAATGCACGTTCAGAACTCATGTACTCTTTTTATGGATATTCCTATGTAGAACAAGCGATTGACTTAATCACCGGCTTCATAAACGCATTTGCATATAACTCTGGGTTTTTCACGGAGAATAAGCTCCCTCGCGGTATGCTATTGATTGACGGCGATGTTAGCCAAGAAACAATGGAAGCGATGATCGATTACATCACTGAAATTATGAGCGGAACAGTGTCAAACCAATATAGAATTCCTATACTGCCAAGTGGATTTAAAAGGGGTGAGGGCGGCGGTATTAAATGGCAGCAGTTAGGCGGTTCAAACAGAGATATGGAATTT